GCGCCCCAGCCCCGACGCGGCGCCCCCAACCAGCTCAACAACCCTGTCAACGCCTTCTTTCTCCTCGCCGCCTACATAGGCCGTTGTCCGCACGTTCTCGATACTGTTTGTGTATTCTTGCTCCAGTATGTTGTCAAACTCTTGAGAGAATATGCACGGCGGGTTGACAGACTGGCTAGCCGTCAAGTTTTTTCCGTCGTAAACGCTAAAATAATGCTTTTTCTCGTGTATGTCGGTGTATATCCGGAAACCCAATTTTGACGCAACAGCCGCATTCTCACAGGCTATAAGCGCGTTTTCAAACGGCTCCGACGCATATTCTATGTTGTCGCGCTGTATCCCCGATATGCTTGTATGGGCTATGTTGTTAATCTTGCGGTTACTGTCTGCCGGGTTGGTTACGTTCTCCGACACGATCCGGCCGATTATGTTCTGTGCGCTGTCGGTTGTAACTATGGGGTGCAACAAAACCCGTTTACCGATCCATCCAGTAATAAAACGCCCCTGTGCCTCGATCTCCTCCATGCCCTGCGAATTTTTTCTAATGTTTATATACCTGATTTCGCCCGCTTCATTGTCCCCGCGTTTCATTATTAGGCGGTTTTTTTGCAACAATGCGCTATGTCTCGCATTAAGCGGCGCAAGCAGTTTAAATTCCCCGCACGACCAATAGCGGTGCACCCACACAAGGGATGTTATCTCGTCAATGACGCCCAGATGCGTCAATTCTGTGTCGTATATATACAGCACCACGGCTTACACCCCCAAGTAATAATTATTGTGGTAAATAGATACCTCAAGGTTTCCCAGGTTGGTATCCGCGTCATACCTGAAAAGGTTGTCGCCAACTTCTAGCTGTAAATAATCGCTGTCCACGTCTATGTGTTTGAATGCGTCGGCGTCAACCCCGCCACGGGTGAGGGTTGCCCTTTTTTGCCCGTAAGCCGTTGACACTGTCAAAGCGTCGCCCGCTATAAGCGTCATGTTGAAACGGATAAACTCGCCCGTGTTAATATTGAGCAACGACGGGTTTTCAACAGCTCCCAGTGCCCTAAACTCTATCCGCATCCCCGCTCTAACGTCGCCATTGTTTGGGACGTTGACAATCAACGAGGGCTGGCGGTACCCCATCTCTATGCCTGTCACGGGTATTTCAAGCGGGAACTCAAACGCCCCTACCCACAGGGCTATGTCTTCGCGGGTTTCGGTTTCCTCGCGCCAAAACGGGTTCAGGCATACAAGCTGGATCGTGAAATGCACAAAGACCTCGTTCCGTGAAAACACCGGGGCGTTTTCAACCTTGCAGTCAATAACCCTCGTGTAATCGCCCCTCTTATATACTAATTTTGCGTCATAGTGCGGGTTCAAAATGCGGCTTATTTGCCTTTGCAAAAAATGTTTGCGCTCTTTCTCTATTGCTTTAATATGCCCTACGACCTCAATATCCCGGCTCTCTATCCTGTTTCCTACCAGTGTGTCCCCGTCTTGCCCCATGCTGTTTATGCTGTATACAATATTTCTTATGTCCGACAGCCCAGATACATTTTTAAAGTTTACATAAAACGGGGACGCAACAGAAAATGCCAAGCTTTCGCCGCGCTCGTTAGTATAAGTTAACTCCTCAATGGCACAGCTCATGCAAATGCCCCCCTTGCTAGTAGCTTGAGATTCTTAGCCGCTTCGCGTTGTTGCGCCGCGTAATTTGTTTCTTGCGTGTATATGTATTGATTCAAGGTTAAGCCGCCGCCTTCGCGCCCCCCAGCGCCGCTTTGCCCCTGCCTCGGCGTCGCCATGGCAACACCAAGTTGCATCCTGCCCTCAAGGTTGCTATTTGCGTCTGCAAATTTATTTTCCATGTCAAACGACGGCAATGCGCCTATAATGCTTTTTATTGCGAACCGCGATTTTGTAGCCAGCGTGTTCTTAGCAGTTTCGACAATGTTGCCAAAAAACCCGGATACTTTTTTTGTAAGCGTTTCGGCGTCGCTATCTATCCCGCTCCACACACCTTTTGTGGCAATTGCCCCAACCGCCTTCATAGTATCGCCAATCCTTTTAGCCGTTAACACCGCGCCCCTTATGAACCCCTCGCCAGTATTTTCGCCTATCTTCTTGAAAACAATTGACGGGGAGCTAATTTTTAGCGCATCCCTTGCCTTCTGGGCCGCATTGTTTGCTATTGATGTAATTGTAGAATACAACGCCGAAGCCTTGCTGTTTGCACCGTTTATTATCCCCTGAATCATGCCCTCGCCAATGCCGGGGAAGTTGCTAGCAGAAACTTTTTCATCTGCCGCACCCTTCGAACCGCTAATCAGGGCTTGTACTGCCGCATACAATGTAGCCGCTTTGCTGTTCGCGCCTTCGATTATTCTCTGTATGATATTGCCGCCCACGCCGGGGAAATCATTTGTTGCAACTGCTGTTTCCATTGTGGTTTTTGCTCTGTCTATCAATCCTTGGGATGAAGTGGTAAGCGAAGCGTTGTTGTTGACGCCCGCAGACATTTTGTCAACCATGTCCGACCCTGAATTTGTAACCTCGGGCAACCCCAGCTGTTTTAACAATGCGTCAGTTGCTACCTGTGAACCGTTTGCAAAAACCACGCTTAGCCGCTCTAATTCCGTGTCGCTAGCCCTAACAAGCGCGGCAACGGTTGCCGCCGACTCAGGGCCAGCAGATTTCAACTTGTCGAGCAACCCCGTGTCAATCTTGCCCTCAAGGGAAAGAATGTTGTCCCCCCAATCGTCAATTACTTTCTGGTTGTGTTCAAGGTTCTCCGTCATCTGTCCGACGCTAACCTTGCTTTCTGTCTCAATTTTATTAAACATATCAAGCGCAAGGTCGGTGTATTTTTTTAGCGTTTCCTCGCGCCTTTTGGATATTTCCGCTTCCTCTCTTTCGAGGTCTGCAAGCTTCTTTTTGTATTCGTCTAGCGTCAGCCCTTGTAAGTTGGCTTGCTTCGTTAACTCAAGCGTGTATTCTTCGTCAATCCTTTGTCGTTCCTTTGATATCTCCTCTTGCTTCATCCTAACGCCAATTGCGTGTTCAAGAGATGCGTCGATAATGCTCATATCTTCGAGCGCAGCCGCGCTAATAAACTTCATAAGCTCTTCTACCGTCATTTGGCGTTTATTAGCCTCCTGCGTCAAGTGGCGGGTATAGTTTTCTTCCATCCTCTCTTTCCGCTTTGTTATTGCTTCCTGTTCTATCGACGCGTCAATAGCCATGTTCAACGTTTGGTCGATTGTGCGCATCTCCTCAAGGGCCGCTTTGCTTAAGTGCGCTGTAAACTCGTCAATTGTCATTTTCCGCTTGTTCGCTTCCTCAGCGAGGTGGAGCGTGTAGGCTTCCTCTGCGGCTGTTCTTTCCTTCGCAAGTTTGCCCTGAATATCCATTGCCGTCTTTGTGCTTTCTGTGCCAGCCGCCGCCGCCGCCGCTTGTACTACCGCCGCATCCACCATAGCGCCCGTCACGGCGTCCAATGCGGCTTCGCGTTCCACTAATTGCGACGTAAGCTCAGCCTCTGCGGCTGTTAGTTCGTCCAGCTCTTTTTGGTACTTAAACTGTGCGTCGCTAAGCATCCGGGTGCCGCCCAGAACGCCCGCACTGCTCTTTGAGACATTGTCCAGCCCTGCGGCCTTGCGCTTTTCCAGGTCGATTCTCATTGTAGACACGCTGTTGAGCTGAGCTTCAATGTCCATCTGCTCTTTTGCAATTTCAACAGCCCTCTCCCTTGCGGCCTGGTGCTTTGCCTCCTCTTTCCTTGCGGCTATAAGCGTGTAAACCTCTACGGCGCACTTGTTTAGCGCGTCGGCTTCGGCGTCGTATTGCAGACAAAGCTCCGGCATGGATTCGTTGAGCTGGTCAACCATTGCCAGGAGCAATTGTTTGTCTTCAGCTGATTTGCTTTCTGCGGCGGCAAGCTCATAAACTTTACCCGCAAGCATTTCCGAAGCGGCAGAGGTTGCGAGTATGGATTTTGCATTGTCTTCATATGCGTTTTTATTGCCCTCAATGGTGTCCAATAGGCTTTTATTCGCGCTTGCAAGGCCTTCCGCGCTATCCTTTAGTGCCTTTTGCTCCTCGGTCTGCTTGTTTGTCCATTTGACAAGCGCAACAATTCCTGCGGTTAGCGCCGCAACTCCGACTAGCACTAGCCCTATCGGGTTTGCGGACATCGCCGCGTTCCAGAGAAGTTGCGCGGCAGTGGCAAGCGATATTTGTCCATTCAACACGCCGACAAGCACCGACTTTGCTGTTATCGCCCCCGCGCTTGCCGCAAGCGCTATTGTTTCCGCTTGCGTAGCGACTGTTCCGGCTTTGGTAATGATCTGGCCAGCTGTGTTTACCGCGATCCCCCGGGCAATTGCCGCCGTGCGGGCGGCTTCCGCTATTGTGTTTGACCCAAGCGCGAAAGTCATGCCCCCTGTTGCCGCAGTAGCCGCAACAACTGCGGCTTTGGCTAGCTCGATTGACTTTACCGCTTTTTGAATAGTGTTGCCTATAGTCCATGCCGCCGTAAACGCGCCCACCGCAATAGTGGCTGTTCCCACCACGCCTATGACGAGGTCAAGGTTGTCCGACAGCCACGCCAACGCGCCAGACGCAACTTCAGCGGCTTTTCTCAACGGCTCTTGCATCTTTTCGTAAAACGCTATCCCTAGCCCTTCTGCCAGGCTCTTGATAATCGTCATCGAACCCTTCAGATTGTTTTCCATCGTTGATGCCATTTTTTCAGCCGCGCCCGATGACTCGTCAATTTTTTTGCTTAACTCGTCCCATCTGGCCCCGCTGTCCTTCATTAAGGCGTTCGCGGCGGCTATCGTACGGGTGTCGAATATTTGGGCCATCGCGTCCATGCGGTCAACCTCCGTTAACCCGTCAAGCGCATGGCCTAGTTCCTGCAACACGTCCTGCAAATTGCGCTGTTCGCCCGTGGCTGTCGCCGTCTCGACCCCTAGTCCCCTCAATACGTCCTTTGCGGCGCTAGTCGGAGTGTAAAGGTTTTTCAACGTGTTGCGCAGGGCTGTGCCGCCCTCGCTTGCGGCTATCCCGTTGTCGCCAAGTATGCCAAGTGCAGTAAACGTGTCGGTAAGGCTCACGTTTGCAAGCTTTGCTTGTCCTCCGGCAACCAACAGGCCTTCGCCGAAATCAGAGACGCTGCCAAACGCGCTAGAAGCGGTTACCGCAAGCTTGTCCGACATCTCGCCTAAATACTCTACGCCGAGGCTCATGGATTTTAGCCCGTTAGCCGCCAGCCCCGCAGAGCGATCCAGGCCAAGCGTACCCGCCGACGCCAAATTTAGCACTTGCGGGAGCGCAACCATTATTTCTTCAACCCCGTATCCTGCCATTGCCAAGTTGTTTATTGCGTCTGCCGCTTGCGTTGCGCTGAATTTGGTATTGGCTCCCATTTCGCGCGCCAAGTTATACAGGGAGTTAAATGTGGCATCGCTTTTATCATTCACTATGCCCATGGTTGCCGCCACTTGTGCCATGCTGGACTCGAAACTGCTTCCCACATTTATGGCGAACCCGCCCACCGCCGTAAGCGCCGCGCCGACGACTGCGGAGAACTTAAGCATCTTTGACTGGATAGAGTCGGTGTCCCTTTGCATGGCGTCTGACATATTCGACAATTTGCCTTTCGCGTCGTCAATGCCCTTGTTGAATTCGTCCTGCTTTAAGCCAATCCTCGCAAATAAGCTAAATATCTCCACTGCCCCACCACCCAACTCCTTCTATTTTTGTGCCAGTTTGCCTTTGCCCCTGAACATGTCAACAACGTCCTGTTCCCCGTAATCGCAATCGCCCTTCTCATGCGTATTTTTTTCGCCATACGCGAATTCGTGCCACTTTGGATACTTCGCGTAGTAGCCTCCGTATGGCACGGTGAGCATAGCGCGCAGAGAGCCGAACAAATATGCGTCGCGCTTCGCTTGTTCGGCTCTCTTGCCTATTTCGTGTTCGTGCTTAATTTTTAGATAGGATATAAACGCCGTCAACGGCATTGGCCTGGTTTCTGCTATATACCTTATGGCGTCTTTCGCGCCAATCGCCGCAACTGTGGAAAAAAACGCATCAGCAACTCGTCAGTCAACGTCTCCTCAATCATGCCGACGACTTCCCCGACTTCTTTTTCTTCGAGCTTGTCGGGCTTGGTTTCGTACAACACGGCTAAAATTTTTATTATCCCGTCGTACCTCCGAACCAACAGCATGTCGATTGTTTCCTTGATTACCATTATTCCATTGTCTGCCGCTTCGGCTTCACTGAGTTCGCCTTCCTTGTCCCTCGCGCCGCTGATTTTCGCAATGTCCTCCAGTAACCCGGTAATCTCCGGCACTATCTCAAGCATATCTTCCCGAATCTTTTTCACTCGCTTTTTCGACAATAGCATTTTTTATTCTCCTCTCCGTTGCGCCCATTCTCTTTAATCCTCAAAGAAATATATGCGGCAGGGCGCGTTTTGCATATTTTCAATGTCTGCCTGGTGCGCCCGGAATTCTACCGCTATCGAGCCTTCGCCTTTGTCCACAAACGTTAGGGTCATGCCTACAATATTTAGAGCGTTCTGTAGCTCTATGTATATGAGCCGCCCGTCAAGCATCCGCCCTGCCCACCCTATCGAGGGTATGTAATGCTCGGGCATCAATGCGCTTGATATTACCAACGCCCCAGATGTCGTGTCTTCTTCCGCTGTTGCTAGGGCGCGTTTTAGGTTTTCTTTTGTGATTTCCTTAATGGTTGTTGTAAGCTTGACTTCCCAACTGTCAAATACCGTAGAGCCTATCACTGGATACGTCATGCCGTCCGCTGTGATTTGACGCACCTCTGGCACCGCAACAAACGTGCCGCCGCCAGCCGTCGCGCCAAGGCTTTTCCCAGCCACAAGGGCTAATTGCAGTATATCGGCAAATTGACTAGCCGTTGTAGCCGGGGTTACTGTCGTCATGTCGAGTTCCGCGAAAAATGCGCCCGCCCCGAGTTGCATTTCGTTGAAGCTGTTGGGTGTAAGCCCAATGGGTGTGTATGCCATATTTAAATACCTCCTATGCTTTCGTTATATCTTTCGCCCTATCGCGCTGAGGGCCTTTTCATATGCTTCTACCTTGCCCCGAAGCCATGCCAATTCATCCCCGTTGCTTTTCGCGCCGTGCGTGCCGTTTTTTGCCAAATCAATGCAGGAGAGCATTTTAGCGTCAATTTCTTTGTTTCCCGTAAATTCAAACAATTCATTTCTTAACCCTTCAAGGTTTTCGATTAGTTCATCCATATCATCCTCACAATACATAAGATTTTACGACAACACGCACTACCCCAGCTTTTTCCATGGCCCCTTCCTGCTCTGGCGGCAGATAATCTGCAAAAGGGGTTGAGCGTAAAAGCCATATAGCGCCGCCATTGCCTACCTTAAGCAATATGCCGCCCTCGGGTATCTTTTCGGCGGCTTGCGCTAGGACATCGTCAACCAGCCCCCATGAGCTTGAGCGTGTCCATATTCTGCCTGTAAGTATTGCAAAATCCGAAAACGGAGAACTCGCAATGCTATATGTTATGTACGGCAAGTCTGGCGGTTTTGGTCCTTGCGGCGCATACTCCGCAACATCCATCTCGTGATATGCTCTTATAGGCGTTGGCGGTAGCTGCCCCCGGTTTACAAACCCGCCCCAAAACCCCGCAAAAGCGGCGCGAATGTCATTCATATTGGCATCTCCGTTCTCTGTGCGTTCATTTTTTTCATTTTAGACACAGCGGGGCCGGGAGCGTTTATCGGGGTGCCAGTAATTCTGATAAGAAACCCGTCTTGCCCGCGCTTGACAATGTCCCCTTCCTTGACGTCGGCGCTAACCGGGGCCACAAATACGCCGCCGGACGATGTCCCAACAGCTTCAGCCCGCCGCTGGTCGCCCGAGCTATCTTGAATAAATAGGCCCTTTATTTCATCGCCGTCTGCCCATTTATGCTCCATGCCCCCAAACCCGTCGGGAAACCCGACCCATTCTTGTTTGTAAAATGCCATGTAATAGTCGTCTATCGGCACGCGCATCGCCCCCTATACGCTAATATTTGTAAACATCCTACGGAATGGCGCGATGTCGTTTTTGAATGCGTCTTGCCACACAAGCGGTACGCCGTCTTTCGTTGCAACGGTGTAAGAGTGTACGCCTATAACCGACTCGCTAACATACTTGGGCGGCCCCCCCGCCCCTTTTACGAATTCGGATACCTTTGCCGCCAACTCTAAAAACGCCAATGGCACTCTAAGCCCGTACACAACCCCCGTAAACGACTCGTCCGGGTATATGCCGTCAAGGGTAAATATATTCCCGTCCACCGCCGTTATTTTGCGCACAGGGCCATTTAAGACGCTTCCCGCAATTAGGATGTACTGGCCAACCAAGTATGCTCCGGATAGCTCGATTTTGCCGCCTACCAGCTCGAATTCGCCGATTTCTTCGGTTTTATTAAAAAAGTTTCTGCACTCCCTAAACATCATGAGCAGTGTTTCGCCCAACTTGCCACCCCCTTTTTACCCTGCCCGGCTTGTTTAGTTGGCCGCGCCGTCCTTGCCCTTCGCCTTGCCCTTCGCCTTGACCTTTTCCTTGTCGCCCTTTTCTTCGTCAGCACCCTGCATCGCGCCTTTCGAGCGTTTAGCCTGGCCCCCCTCCTGAACTTGCGCGGGCGGGTTATTAACCTCCCACCCACAGCCCAGAAAGGCGGCTATGTGGCACTGGTCGAACAGGTCGTATCGAACGCCGTTTTTCTCAACAATCATTGGTGTCCCACCTTTCTACGCGCTCTTGTGAACGTATATAGCATTGGCCTTGTTGCCTAACACAAACGTGTCGTAGTAAACGCGCCCCTCGCACAACCAGCCGCTAACGCCGGGCGGGTTGGAGTGCATCCTGTAGTCTGCCAGCTTGACCGGGCCAACAACCGCTATCCTGTTTGCGATAACGAACTCGACGCCCGCCGGGAAATAGCTCGTCGGCACATACACGAGGGGTATGTTTTCCACCTTGCCAACTTGCCCTGTTACAAGCATCTCCTGTGCCATGTCCGAAGCTTGTATAAACGAGTTGTCAAGCCTGATCCCCTTGTAGAAATTTGTGCTTATAAACGCAAATGTTCCTGCCAAAGGCACTTTCTTGTCAAGAAGGGTTGAGGTGCCTGTGAGAAACGCTTCATATGGCGCGGTTATTGGCGTAATAGGCGATACGTTGCCCGCCCCGGCTATTATTCGCGCTATCCTGTACATATCGACGGTAGGAATAATAACTTCGTCTGTTTGCCGCCTCAGTGCTTTGCCCGCTTCGGTCACCATCATTTGGTCTGTATAGTTTTTGCGGTCTATCGTAAACGTAAAGCTCTTGTCTTGCGTAAGCGTCATGGCTTGCGTGTCGGTACCCAATTCGTCTGCTGTGCCATAACGCGCCGTGCCTGTCATCTGGTAATCGTTAAGGGGCGCGGTTCCGACGCTGTATACATTTACCGTCTGAACGCCCTCCCAGTCGTAATCCTCATTGACTGCGGCTTGCGTCAGGCTTGCTAGCTTAAACCGCTCGTCAACCTTATCTGAATATTTTTCTGCATAATTTACCGCCATGGTTATTCAACCTCCTGTTTATTTTCTATCAAACCCGGCTAAAAACGGATCCGCCTCTTTCGGTGCGTTGCCCGGCGGCGTTCCAACCGCCGCGCCATGCTGTTCTTCTTTAGCAAAGAAGTCCCCCCATTCGCGCCCAAAGTGATTCAACACATCGTCGGCGTTTTCGACGGCGCCGTCCTTGCCGCGCTTTACAATGGAGCGGTCGTAGAGTTTGAGGGCCTTTGGTATTGCGGCTACGTTCATGCCGCCTATCTTGTCGTCCCCCCTCTTAAGGATTTCGGAAACAAGCTGGTCAACCTCGGCGGCTTCCTTTTCGGCTACAATGCCGTCTTTAGTCGCCTTATGTGCCGCTGTTTCGTCGTCAATGGCTTTTTTCATAGCCTTTTTCGTCTCCTCGTGTGCCGTTTGTTCCGCTTCGAATTTCGTTTTAAATGCATCCTCGTCTTTTGTTTTAGCGTCCGTGGCTTCCTTTAAGGCCTTCTTTGCCTCTGCCGCTTCGGCTTTTAGCGCCTTTGCTTCTTCGCGCAACGCTTCTGAGACGGCCTTCTCCCTCTCAAGGTCGGCCCCAGCCGCGTCAAGCACTTTGTCAATGGCGTCTGCTTCAAGCCCCAACCCTAGTAAAAATTTCCTTGTCATATTAATCATCCTCCTATGATTACGCTTTTTCGTACGCGGGTCGCGTCCGCTACCATTCGCCGCTTTACGCCCGGCGGGCATATAAAAAAGCGCTCAAATGAGCGCCTTGATATCGTTGACATTTTGCCTATTGTTATCCCTTTAGATTTTGTTCCCGTTAAGCTTGTTTACTTCGCCGTCGTTCCAAACCCTTCCCCCAATACGCTGGCAACTATTTCTTTGTAGTCGTCTTTGTAGTTTATAACGCTGTTCTCCATAAACGGCCTAGCTGGCATTCGCGATGTCCCGTAATTCACATACGGCGCGTACTCCACATTCGTGCCAGCAATAACCTGCCTGTTTGCTGTATCGACCTTGCTTGTCATGCTTCCCCTCAGGCGGCCCGTGTCGACCGCTCTCATGTCAGTAATCTCCTTGGTGACGACCTCCCGCCATTTTAGCCCTATCATAGTAAGCGCCTTGCCAATGTTTTTCTCAAGCTTCGCCTTTGCTTCGTCTGAATGGTCTATGAATTCAGCTGGCATACGCAATCACCTCCAACAAAACCATCCGTGGACAGATTTTGCTTACTCAGTCTTCAACAACAATGCACATATTTTTTTGAGCGTTTTCAACCATTTTTTTGTATTCGGCAAACGCAATTTGCTGTTTTTTGGTTGCGTTTTTTGGTAATTTCCTGCCGACTTCTGGATCTTGAACCCACTTAACTTTTTTCAGCACATCAAAATAATACTCTGGCGCGGCAATCAAAGACATTATTTAAACCCTCCTTTAGCGAGCTTTACTATTTCTTTTGACAATTCTTTTTGCGAAAAGTCGCTCATCGCCTCCGCAAAAGCTTCCTGAACACTATACTGTGCATATTTAGACAAAGCCATGCTCTGTTCCAATGAATTCAAATTGTCCCATTTCGAACTTCTTGCACCTATATTATCCAACGCCTGGCTAACTATTTTGTCTGCAACTTCATGCCGCCCATAGGCCTTGACCGTCAGTACTCGATCCATCATGCCTTTTACGTGGGTACTTGCGAAGTCAACGCCATATTCTGCAAAAGTCTGTTGGAACTCCAGTGCGTGTGCCATTTCATGGCGAACTATACCGCCAATTCCATTTTTCGGCGTCCAATGCCCCGATGACACATTGTCCTCTATCAGCTTTGTAATGCTAGCTGTATCTCCAACGTAATTTGTATTTAAAGTCATAGAGGTTTTTACTATTCCCTTTTCGCACAGAACGCTAAACTCTGCTGCAGCTGTGTTTTTTGCTGATGAAACTTTAAATTGTTGTATAACGCCTCTTAGCTGTGGGTACTCTGAATATATTGTCTCTAACTCATTACAAATACTATTTAATACCTCGGCCGATAAACCTTTTGTCTTAACCATATCAGTGCCAAGTAGGCTCTTTAAGCGTTCTTCCTCTTTATTCTTACTCGAAATCGGAACGCTGACTTTAATTATACTGCCATCCGGCGTATTTGCAACCCCCTTTTCCCCTACCCGCTCATTCAGATCCTTGTACGCCTGACCGCCATCAACGCCTTTCAACACCGACACTACTGTGCAACGGCAGTTGATTATTTCCTCCGGCGGCCCGTCAGCGTGCGGGTGCATTAGCCCGTTACTAAAAGGCTCGTCAAGTTCTGCCGTTTCCAGGTGAAGGCTATTGTGGCTATCGCGTGTACGGCTGTCCAGTGTAGATATCCATTGTTTAACCATTTCAATGCCGTACTCGTCCCGCGCTTGCTCAAGCCCCATCATATGCCCTTGATTTGCTACGCGCATACTCTCCGTCCGGGCAACGGTCACGGCTTGCCTCCTGCTCATTTCAGCAACACTTTTTATGCGTGTTGCGATTTTTTGAACGCCTTCGCCATTGATAACCGCCTGGGCAAGCTCGTTTTGTAGCCTTGCCACTATTGCCCTATCATCCCCAAGCTTGCCTAACGCCCGTTCGCGGATGTATTTTCGCTGGCTCCTGTCGTAGACCTCCCGCGCCCCAATTTTGCTAAACGGCTGTACTCCGCTGTCCAGTATAGCCTTAAGCTGATTTTTGTCGTATATCGACCAATTAACATCAAAACCGAGTTGCTTGCTTATACTGCTCAACGCGCCCTTGTACCCGGCTTCGTAGATATTTAACCTTTCGCCGCTAATCATCTTCGCCGCTATTTTCCCGCTATTTGCAATGTCACGCGCCAACCCCTCAGTAATTCCAGTCGTACGTTCAACCTGCGTCTTATACAGTAGCTGTGCCGTCCTTAGCTCTGTTGGCGTCATGTCAGAATGGTCAGCGGCATTAAACTCCGAAAGCTTCTTCATTGCCTTTTGATGGTTCTTTACAGCTGTTTTATGCGCTTCCTCATATATTTTCTTTAGCCGATTGTCAATTGCCCGCAAGCGGTCGTTTACAGCCTTGTCCATAATCCAGCCCCCGTTTTTGTGGCGCTATCGCCCCTGTGCGCGTGCTATTCTGAACGCGACGCAAAAAACTTGCGGGCGTCACCCGGCTTTGCCTGTTTGCGTTACGGGGGCGTCACCGCCGCCGCCTTCGCCGCCAAGTCTATTTACGCCCAGCGCGCCTGCATCTATCCTGTCCAATATTTTCTCCACCTTTTCCGGCGGCACAAGCGGATCAAGCTCCAGTATCGTCTGTCCGTCGAGATGCGGTGCAAGCATCGTCAAACGTTGAGTGATTTCCATGTCGTTTGATATAGTCTCATGCTTAAATACAATGCTCTCGTTCTCGACCCCGATTAGATTGAGCAAGCGGTCAATAAAGTCCGCGCCTTGCCATTCCATCTCCGACACTTTCATTTTTTCGCTAATTTGCGCTGTTTGTATTGCGACATTCGTAAGACTGCCGCCCATAATCTCTTTTGCGTTCATTGCACCAGCGTCGCGGTATATTTCGCTTTCCAGCCTATCAAGAAGATTAAGAACCGTTTCGTGTGGCATGTCTACTGTTTGCGGCACTGCCTCCGTGTCGTCAGAGGGCGCGATAATGCCGAGGGCTTCTATTGTTTTTCTGAGGCTTATAAGTGTTTCGGCGTCGCCCGAGTAGCCTTTCAATACCCAATACAAGAAACGCGTCCTTAGCACTTCGTCGCCGTACGAGGTAAGTATTGCGTCGTACAGGTCAATTTTTGCTTTGATTGGTTGCGTTAGCAAGCTCTTTCGTTTTAC